CCGAAGCAATTGAATGTGAGATGATAGAAATCATGCGGGCACATCGCGGACGAGGTCTTGCAGGTAATCAAGTTGGTTTACTTAAACGTGTATTTGTAATACAATTAGAGAATCAACCAGAACCATTTGCCATGTTCAATCCTCGAGTTATAAGCTCAAGTGAAGAACAACAAGACGGTGAAGAAGGTTGTTTAAGTTTTCCAGACCTTTGGTTAAATGTTAAACGTCCTCGTTCAATCGAAGCCGAATACCTTGACAAAACTGGAAAAGAATGTAAAATATCGCTTACAGGCATCGATGCTAGGTGTTTCTTACATGAACTAGATCATCTTAACGGTGTATGTTTTACAGACAATATTAGCACATTAAAGCTAGCAATGGCAATTAAAAAACAAAGGAAACGTAATGGTAGAACCAAGTGATAACTTACAAGCAGTATTTGAACGAGCAATCGAAACTGCTAAAAAATTACATCACGAATATTTGACAATAGAGCATTTATTGTTTGCTATGCTATTGGAAGAAGGCTTTGCAAGTACTGTTACAGGATTTGGAGCCAATGCCGAAGACATGAAAAAAGATCTAACCGATTATCTTCAATATAAATGCGGTGAAATTACCATTCCAGATGTAGTAGTTAAACCTAAAAAAACTCAAGCAGTTGAGCGTGTACTGAATCGTGCGTTCACGCAGGTGTTGTTCAACGGGCGCCAACGTATTGAACCTACAGATATTTTTCTAGCAATGATCGGAGAAAAACGTAGTTGGGCACAATTCTATATACAAAAAGCTAATATCGATAAAGATAAGTTTAATGATTTTATCAATAACAGTGTAGAAGAAGGTGACGAGGAAGCTCCTGCCGATACTAACAGCGATAGAGCGTTATCTGCGTATACAACTAATCTGAATGATCAAGTTACTAAAAATAAAATCGACCCAGTTATCGGTCGTATTGACGAACTAGAAAACATTGCATTGAGTCTAGGTCGCCGTAGCAAAAATAATGTAATTCTTGTTGGAGATCCTGGTGTAGGTAAGACTGCTATAGCAGAAGGGATTGCTTACAATATTGTTAAAGGTGCTGTTCCAGATTTCCTCAAGGATTATAAAGTCTACAGTTTAGATATTTCAGCTATGCTTGCTGGTAGTAAATACCGCGGTGACTTTGAAGAACGATTCAAACAAGTGTTAAAAGGCCTTACCAAGAAAGGTAAAACTGTCTTGTTTATTGACGAAGCACATATGATTAGCGGTGCAGGATCGGCAGGCAATTCAGCAAACGATCTCGCTAACATGATGAAACCTGCTCTAAGCAAAGGAAACATTAAGGTAGTTGCATCAACTACTTGGGAAGAATATCGCAAGCACTTTGAAAAAGATCGTGCGCTGATGCGTCGATTCCAACGCATCACTGTTGACGAGCCTACTATCGAAATGACAAAACAAATCCTTAAAGGTATTAAGAAATACTACGAAGAATTCCATAATACCAAAATTCGCGATGATGCAATCGATGCGTCTATTAAATTGTCAGTTAAGTATCAGTCAGACAAAAAACTACCAGACAAGGCAATTGATTTAATTGACCTGGCTTGTTCACGTTTTAACTTGAAGATTTCTGAAGAACGCATTATTGGAGAACGAGAAGTACAGTTCGAACTTAGTAAGTTGGTAAACTTGCCCGAAGAGCAGATTGCAGAAACAGAAAGTGCTAACCTAAGCACATTACAAGGCAAACTTGAAAAAGAGGTTTATGGACAAGACCTTGCTATTACAGAAGTAGTAGATAAGATCATGGTTGCACAAGCTGGACTAAAAAGTGAAAACAAACCTATTGGATCGTTTGTGTTTATGGGGCCAACTGGTTGCGGTAAGACCGAAACTGCCAAGTCGCTGGCCAAGCACTTGGGTGTCAAATTACTACGCTTTGACATGTCAGAATACCAAGAGAAGCATAGCATCTCTAAGCTAATTGGTAGCCCTCCGGGTTATGTAGGATTCGAAGAGAATGCCGGATTGTTGATTACACAGATTCAAGAGAATCCCAATGCTGTTCTGTTATTTGATGAAGTTGAAAAATCTCACCCAGATGTATCAACTGTATTGTTGCAGATGATGGATAACGGTTTTATTACTGGTTCAAATGGCAAACGTGCAGACTGTCGTAACCTAATCTTGATTCTTACCACAAATGCGGGTGCTTCCGATGCTGAAAAGAATGTAATTGGCTTTGGTACACAGGAAAAAGATTACAGTGATAAAGACTTGAAAAAGTTCTTTACTCCTGAATTCCGCAATCGTTTAGACGGTATCATGACTTTTAATAAACTTGGTAAAGAAACAATGACCAAGATTGTTACTAAGTTCATGGACGAACTACGTGCTCAAGTTAAAGAAAAAGGCATTAAGATCAAACTAGATAAGGAAAGTACTAGTTGGCTTATTGCCAAAGGGTTTGATCCTAAAATGGGTGCTCGTCCGTTGCAACGTGTAATTGACAAAGAAATCAAGCGTCCATTGGCTAAATTAATGTTGTTCGGAGATTTGAAATCTGGCGGCTTACTGAGTATTACAGTAAGCGAAGATAAGTTAGTATTGCTATCTACACCTAAAGAACCGAAAGTTCCATTGTTAAGTGTAGACGCAAATCCTAGTTTAGTTACATTACCAGATGGAATTTAAGACTACTAGAAAATTATTTAGGGGAATCTACCAGTATAAGATTGTACTGGTAGTACCTGGCGCTGGTCTATTTAGACACGGTGATATGAATACTTTACTGGATAACTTAAACAAAGTAGATTTATCTAGACCTTCTGTACATTCTTATAAAAATTCTAATATAAAGAATCGAGAAGATTTAGATTATGCTTTTAAATTGCAAACTGCATTTTCTTCAATGTCAGACATTGATATTCGCGTAGAAACACCGTGGATTAGTGTGTATACTAGTAATAAGAAAAATATAGACAAACTAATTAATTTAGATAAAGATCGTGTAAAATATGTGAGTATTCCTCCGGCCAACAGCGCATTGTCTGAAGATACAATTATTATGCCTAAGATGGACTTTGATTTCAGAGTAACCTTAGGAAAAACCAATAACGAATGTTCAGCATTTGTATCATGGGCTGAAACTAATTCCAAAGTTAAATTAACAAAAAGTTGTGTTAGAGACTTGTCAAAAACCCGCAGTTGGGGCGGCACACACTTTTATATTACAGGCGATAATAACTTACTCATGGCAAAAATGCATCTTGGCGGGTGTATTAGCAAAATAGAGCGTATTGTTAAAAAATAAACTCGTTACGAAAGCGATAAATACTCTAACCGCAGAGTATTCTGCTGATCAATTAAAACGGGCTTAAAAATGCGCATACGAGAACTATTAGAAAACAGCAACTTTGATGATACGCCGTTCATCAAGCATACTGCTGAAAAACGCGAAATTGACTTTGATTTAGCAGACGATTTAATACACTTTATGCACAACGACGACCATGCGTATCGTCGACATTTATATCCTAACATCATGAAATGTGTAGAAGGTATCAATGCAAAGAAAACTCCTAAGTCTGATATCTTTAAAACAGCAGTAGAAGAATCTTATAAAACATACCTAAAAAAGTTCCCTATCAGAGAACTTCCAAATAACCTCGATGAACAAACCTGCGAAGATATTTGTAAAAAATTAAAAGAAGATATTCTTAAACATATCGAAGACGGTGTTTACAAGGACTAATAGTGTTACTTAGAGAATTGTTCCTTTTTGATGCTAAAACAAATCCAGCCGTTGAAGACGATAGCATGGCCAAATACGGCCGTCCTTTTAATCATCCTGAACATCTAGTATTTTTTAAAGGTGCCAGTGGAACACTAGAAGCACTTAATCACTTTAAAGAAATGGCCGGCGAGAAAGACGGCAACACAACTGTACGTAAAAAATGGGATGGGAATCCGCAAGTATATTGGGGCCGCGAAAAGAAAAACGGACCACTTATACTAGCTGGACACAATCAATGGAGTCGCGGAGTAAAGTCTGACAGCCCAGAAGGCGTATATGATTTTATTGCTAATCAAAGCGGCAATGTTAAAACTCCAGAAGATCAAGAAAAACGTAACAACTTTGCACAAAATTTTGCAAACCTGTATCCATTGTTTGACGCCGCAACACCTAAAAACTATGTAGGGTTTGTATATGCAGATGCACTATACGGTGTTGATCCAAGTTTAAATAAAAAACTTGCTAACAGTGTATGGACATTCTGTCCGAATCCGTTATCAAACACTTGTTATCACGTCGATGCTACTAGTGAATTAGGACAACGTATTGCACAGGCAAAAGTTATGGTAGTCGGCCATGCAGAATTTCCTAGCTTTGGTGCGAGCGATCGTGAACAAATTCCTAAAGACAGTTTTGACGAGTTTAATCAAACTGCTGGTCTTATTGTACAAGGACCTATCTATACAGAATCCGCACCCGACATGGATATCGCTCCAGTCGATGAAATGATCAAATATGTTAGCGCACACGGCGGTGCTATTGATAATTTCCTCAATAGCTTACCCGATCCAGATAAGAACGGAATCTTTTATCCCTTCTTTAACGACATGAGCAATAAACATGCTAACGCTGAACAAGACTTCGGAACAATTTCTGGTCATACATTTATCGAATGGATGAAGAAAAAAGGTAAGAGTCCTAAAAAGATACAGCATATTATTGATATGATACAAGCACACCCCGGTGGCTTAGATGCTATATTCCATTTAATCAAAGGAATACGCAATATGAAAGACACTGTGGATGCCGCAATTAAACAGCAACCACGTAAAGAAATTTGGGACACACATGGCGAAGGGCATGTACGCTACGCACAACCAAATCACAAATACGGAAACATTAAGATTGTTCCAACAAGCTGGGCTCCTGGTAAGAAGCCTGTAGAGGCTCCGCAATGAAATTAAGACAGCTATTCGAATCTAAAAAACAAGGTGCAGCCATTATATTTGGACGTTTTAATCCTCCGCATTTTGGTCACAGTAATGCTTGGACCGTTGCTTCACATTTTCCTATTTGGTATGTAGGTACAAATCAAAGTACACAAGGGCCTAAAGATCCGTTACCATTTGAAGTAAAAGTAGAAGCTATGAAAACCATTTTGCCTGGTATAGAGTCTCATCTTGTTGCAGAGCAAAGTTGGTGGTCATTGGCCACGATGGTTTATAAAAAACATGGAGGTAATATGATACTGCATGTTGTTACCGATCCTACAGATCAAGAAATATTTGTGCCAGGATTGAAAAAATTTAACGGTGTAGAAGGTCCGCACGGTTACTATAAATTTATAGATGTGCTGTGGGCACCTGCTACTAGAGATAGTACGGCAACAGCTCTGCGTGCCGCAGTCGAACATGATAATCCTCAAGCATTTTCAAAAGCCGCAGGTATACCAGCAGATACCATGATTGCAGGTAAACCGTTCTTTGAACTAGTCAAGCAATATATGTCACCGTACTTACATGCATCTGCTGAGAAAGAGCGTGTTAAGGCAGAAAAAGAAAGGTTAAAAGCTGAAAAAAATGCCGCTAAAGCCGCTAAACAGCATAAAGTTGCCGCAGAAGATGCCGCCGGTGTAGGTATTATTACAAAACAGAATTCTACAGTAGACGTAAATAGTAGTACACCAAAAAAGAATTTAAAAGACTTTAACTTGATTAAAGAAGCTAATAAGGTATTAAGAGAAATGCGAGCAAAAGAGTTTTTATCAGAACTAAGTATCAAACCTGGGGGCAGTATGCATCCGCATCATATCGCCGGCGGGCAAGGTACCACTTTGTTTCGTGATGTAGGCGGATACGATCGTATCTATCATTTAAATCGTATGATGATGGCAACAGCAATGGCCGACGGACGAAGTAAAAAGCCTGTAGATATGCCAGACAGTTCGTGGTACGAAAAATATAATGTTGCTTTCCCATATACTGATATAGAGCATATGATGGTTAATCAAGCATTAGCTACTATTCCTAGTGATTCCGGTGAACTTGAAAAACGTAGTAAAAGTATAGAGCCTAAAGATACAAATAAAACAAGTCCGGTAAACAAACGTAAACCTAATCAGTACGGTGTATAATGAGAGCTAAAGAATTTTTATCAGAACAGAGTGGTAAAGCTGTAATTTATAAAGCTAAACATTATACTCATGGCAAGTTTGGAATTCCTAACGATCCGTTAGAAGCTCATAATACACATAGTCGAGTACAAGATGCTAGTGAATACGGTAGTTATAGAGATAAATTAAATCCAGAAGCCGCATTAGTAATGCGTGGTGCAATTGGAGTACCTAACGAAAACCCATACGACTTGTACAGACTAGGCATGGCTATTGCCGGCGGCGAGCGTAATATTCCAGGAATAGATTCGCTTGGACAAACTGGCATGATATTGCCTTTTAGTGAACAAGAGCACCAGGTAATCAACACACATATCAAACGTCAAGGGCTTAAATCAAAAAAACTTAGTACACACGGCAGTGAAGAACCTTTACAGAATAATAAAGTTAGCCCGGTAGCTAAACGTAAACCCAATAGATACGGAATTTAATATGGACGAGAAATATCATTTAGCACTTAAGACAGCATTTGCCAGTGAATTTAGTTTTTATCTAAAAGCACACAACTTTCATTGGAATGTCGAAGGACCATTGTTTGGTCAATTACACGAATTATTTGAACGAATCTACACAGAAGTATATGGTAGTATTGATACATTTGCCGAACATCTTCGTGCATTGCAGGTGTATACTCCTGCAAGTTTACAAAAATTCAGTATGTTAACAACAGTTCAGGATGAGAATGAAGTTCCGGAATGGAGTAACATGCTGAAAGAGTTGCTAGCAGATAGCGAAAAGATGGCCAATATATTTCGTATTACATTTGCTATGGCTGAACAAAACGGCGATCACGGATTAAGTAATTTTTTAGCCGACCGCCAAGATGCACATAAAAAACACAGCTGGATGCTAAGGTCTAGTTTAAAATAATGGATGATTTAGCACGTCTTAAGAAATTAGCAGGTATTAACGAGTTTAAAGGACTGCAACCTTACGGCGGAAGTAATATCAGTATAACTGGTACAGAGAAAAAGATTATAGAACGAGAGCAAAATATACAACCTGGAACAGACGAATGGTTTAAATTGTGGTTTAGTTTGCCTAAGTTTATGGGCGGAGAAGCCGCATACATTCCTAACAGTCCAGGATTTCGAGGAAGAAAATGAAAATTAATGATTTATTAGGCGAAGGTTGGAGAAGCAGAGATTCATACCAACGTGATTATGACAGTAGTCGTACAGGGTTCCGCCGTCCTCCAAGAGAAGATGACGAATACGTAAATGGGCCAGATGAAATTGATTTACCAAAACAACATAGCGACGTCCCACATGATGTGCATATCAACGGTAAAAAATGGAAATCTTTTGGATCGCATAGTCATGCTAGTAATGTTGCTAAAAAGATCAAGGGTGCAACTGTGCATAAATCATTAGAAGAATCAGCTACAGCAGGGGCTACAAGCAGTGCTAATATAGCCACAGTAGTAAACCCAGATTATGCTAATAATGCCAATAGCAAACCAGTAAAAAGCGTTAATGCACTAGATCAAGACGATGTAAGCCTATTTGGCGCACCCATGGAAAGTATGAAAAAAGCGTCCGGTAAGAAAGCCGCTATAATCAAAAGACGCTAAATATATATAGAAAACGGAGTATACTCATGCCAGCAGAATTAGACAACACACGACCACAATCAGACGCCGCAGCCGAAAACGATCCAACCTTGGGAGCATCTGAACCAATCGGAACACACGGCAATAGCGATCGTGAAGGTGCAATGGCTAAAGCAGATTTATATAAACTAGCCAATTATTCACATAAATTATATCAACAACTAAGTGATCAAGATGAACTAGAATCTTGGGTACAGGCTAAGATTACTAAAGCCGCTGACTATATTGCCAGCGTATATCACTATTTAGAATATGAAATGAAGTTTACAGAGTACGCTCATCATCTAGATAATAGCGACACATTAAGCGAAGGACAACGTATGAAAATTAAAGAATTGCTTTCAGAAGCTAAATCTAAGATGTCGGATCTTAAAAAGAGCCAAGCTGAAAAAGTTAAAGAAAAGAAAGTAGCCGAAGGTATTCTAAGCGGAGGCGAACGTTCTTGCTCAGAATGTGGCGGAACAGGTATGGTATACGAAGAGCCAAAGCCGATTCCAGATCACCTTAAATCTAAAGTTGAAAAATACAATAAGCAAGCTAAAGCTATGCATGCCGCTAGCAAGCGTCTAGACAAGAATCATAATGGCATTCCGGATGACGAAGAAATGGAAGAAGGTTTTGGCAATGCAGAACCTAAAGAAATGAAGACTGGCGATACAAAGAAGACTCGTACTGGTGTTATGACCAAGACTGATACAGGTATCAAACATAAAAATACTAGCTATCATGACGATGGTGAAGCAGAAGAAAAGTCAGGCAAAGGTGTCAAGAGTCATGCCAAAGCACAATCAGCTGCCGAGAAGAAAGAAAAAGCTCCTGCACAAAAGTTCTCTCCGAAGAAAGACAAGACATGGGGCATGAAAGACAACGAAAAATTTGACAACCGTGACAAAGTCGACGAAGCCAAAAAGAAAGGCGATGGTAACTTGGCCAACAATGCTAAACCATACGACAAAGTAACACGCGGTGATGTTATTGCCGGACGTCTTGGTAAAGATGAGAAAGGCGGCAAGACCATGAAAGAAGCCAAAGC